CATCGCAACCTTGATCTAATCCCATTAAGAAGAATTGATCTCCTCTTGCGTGAATTATTATTCTTGGTCTGCCGTAAGAAATCAGTTTAATATTCTTCGTGGATTTAACATCTTGGCGCTTTAATTGAACAGTTAACGTCTGTTCGAAAAATGTCGTACCATTTTCACGTGAACTGTTAATTGCTTGTTCAAACGAATTATTACCCTTTAATTCAAATTTATAGATGCTGAATGTAGTTCCATCTGTATCAACTTGCGTAATCTGATCTGTTGCATCTCCTGTTCCGTAAACGGCTTTTCCAGGAAAATCAACCGCAGCGTAGTCGATTAAGTATATAGCGTGTAATCCTGAAACCGCGTCTTTACACTGCTCCGTTCTTCCGCCAATTATATCACAACTCATGGTTAAAGTTTTTAAAAATTTATAAATAAGAGGGGTTTTTACGCCCCTCAATTAATTGTCTTATGCGTAGATAACTACATCTGAATTGATTCCCATTTGAACCGCTGCCGTAAAGCGCATTATTACACGCACGTTCTGACTTCCATCCAGGTTACTCATGTCTAAAAGTTTCACCTCATTAGAATCATTTAACAGTCCTGTACCAAAAAATAAGTTAGATTTTTGCGCTGCCATCATTGAAGATGCAGGCATTCCTTGTGCAACTACTACAGGAATTCCATCAAATGATAATGCTCCGTTTGAATACCAAGATGTTCCTTTGTTATCAACACCATTCGCTCCGATTGTTGCAACGAATCCTCCTAATGCTCTGATGTATGCACGTGCAACGTTTGGTGCAACGTAAATATGAAGATCTTCCTTCCCATACACTGCCGTCGGTATTGCATCTACCACCTTACCAAGTTCTGTAATTACGTTCAAACTTGTAATACCAGTTCCCGTAACGCTTACGCATCCTGAACCTCCTGCAGTTGCAAGATAATAGAATCCTTCGAATTCTCCTGCATTTGCAACTTGTCCGCTCCAAATATTTGATTCAATTTTTGCAGCAACTTTTGCAGCAGTATGAGCCAATACAAAATCTTCGAAAGATGCAGGAAGATTAGAATATGCAGAGAATCCCATTTCTGCTGCTTGCCATGTATCGTGCAAATCTTGCTTACACAATTCGATGTTAACTTGGTAGTCAAGCGGTTCGATAACTTTCTCAGTTAGAGTTAAAGTTCCTGATGCGTTGAATGCACAAGTTCCATCTGCTACGATATCATTATATGCGCCTACTTGTAAAACTGATTTATGCTTTACATTAGGCATTACTGTGATTAGACCTTTGTCTAAAGTTGATGCGCTCAAAAGAGCCGCTGAAATATACTTACCTGAGAATTCACCATTGTAAGTAGTTCCTGTTGTTACTGGATTTGCCATTTTTTAATTTATTTAATTTAAAATTTATTTACTTAATTTTCTTAATACTCTATCGAAAGTAGTTTCTGATCTGTTTTGACCGAATTTAAATCCTTCAATTTCTTTTTTGTTTTCAGGATTGTGAACAATTGGAGTAACTTCTTCTTCAACTGATAATTCTACTTCAGTTGTTTCTTCTGTTTTCTCCTCTGTTTTTTCTTCTTTAATTTCTTCCGTTTTTTCAACTGAACTCAATTTAAGATCTTCAAGTTCTTTCTTTAAAGATTCGTTCTCTTCTTTTAATTTTTCGATTTCTGAAAAGAATGATTCTTTAGTTATTGATTCAACAATTTTCTTTGGAGTTGCATTGGATGTTTCTTTCTCCATGTATTCCTCTTCTTCTGATCTTGCTTCTTCTTCAACTTCTTCTGCAACCTCTTCCTCTTTCTCTTCCTCTTTCTCCTCTTCTTTAACTTCAAAGATAACGCCTTCCTCTTTTACAACAAGCATTCTGCCATCTTCTAATTTGTAATCTCCTTCAGGCAATGGAACCTTTCCATCCTCTGTTACAATTACAATGCTTTCTTCTGCTGCGAAAGAATCAGATTCAACGATTGTTAAACCATCTTCGAGTTTCATTTGCGCCAGGCAAACCTCTTCTGTTTCAACTCCTAATAGAGTTTTGATCTTTGTTAATATTTCAGTTGTATTCATTTTAATTTTCCTTTTTTGTAATAAACGTAATTTTTTTCTTTTGTCGGATTTTCTCTAAATTTTGCCTATTCCTTGAGCATGGATTGTTCCATCGCAACATGAAGGATGATAAGTATTATCTTCGCAAAGGCATCCCCTTGTTCCGCCTTGAGGAGATGTTTTACTTGGCGTTGCGTTTTTTCTTCTTTTTTTTCTTTTTTCGTTTTTTCTCATAACCTAAAATTAAATCTTTTAACTCTTCAATAATCTCCTGATCTCTTTCTTGTTTCGCTGCTTCTAATTTGCCTAACTCTTTTAACTTGCTTTCGCTCCATCTAAGCGCTGCCAATCCGCCCCATAATAAATAAGATATATTTCCGCAATCATTTGCATCAGCATCATCATAATATGTTTTCGCTCTGCTTAAATATGAATACATTCTTGAGATTGTTTCTTCGCTTACCGCTTCTCCATTTGCTAATTGCTGCGCTCTTACTTTGCCTGTTTGAGTTGCGCATTTATTATTGTTCTTTTCATTAAGTTCAATTCCTCTTTTGGCGTTGTTCTTAACTGCATCAGGATAATCTGCAAATGATTCCAATTCTTCTTTGCTTTCATCATGAGATCCGCAAGGCATAAACCAAGTTTTACCCTCGAATTCGTGTTCATGATATCCATCGCATCCAACTTCTTTTGAAACCTGCAATGCTTTCTCTTTAGTTGAATATGCAGTTCGATCATCTATGATTGCAAGATCATCATCAATTACAACTGATTTAAATTCTTGTTTGCTTGCTTCAATATTTTCTGCGAAATACCCTTCAATACTAAATCCTTTGACTTCTCCTGATTTTACTTTTTTCCATATTTCAGGATTATCTACTTTCATGCTAACCATCCAAGAACCGACAGGAGCATTAAAATTATATAATGCAGATTTATCTTTCTTTGTTGATTCAACGATCCATGATTCGACGATTGTCATCCCATCGATTTTAGTTTGATGCTCTAATGTTGCATTGTTCTGATTAGAATTTTTTAAGAATAATTGGCTTGCTTTTCTGATTGTTTCTTTGGAAAAATATATGTAGTATTCTTCATTCGTTTTTTCGTTCCTTCTGTAAATTTGTTTCATTGGAACTAATGCCAATCCCATCAAGATCTTCTTCTCATCATCGATTGTTTTCAATTCAATCTGATGTTTATTTAAAGCAATAAAGTCGCTTTCAATTGCAGGAGATTCGACTACAGAAATTGCATCAATTCCTGATTTCTCATCTTCTTCATTCAATATTAATTCAATTATTTTCATGGTATATTAACGTATAAAATTTAGATTGTTGCGTTTTGTATTTTGTTTCGATCAAGGCTTTGCGCTGATGTAACATCTCCTGAAACAACAAATGCTTGCATTGGCTGCTGCTGAATTTGAGCCAATTGAGATAATCCTGTATCTCCAACAATATTAAAAGAAGGAGATAATGCAGCAGAACCTCCTGCTCCTCCTTCATCTCCTCCGCTTGGAACATCAGAACCAAGATCTCCTCCTTCATCTCCTCCGCCTTTAAATTTCGCTGATGCTATCTTTGCAATTTGCGCTGCTGCAATACCTCCTGCAATACCTGCTTGAATTCCTTTTAAAACTACTCCTCCTGGCGCATTTGCAAATGTTGAAACAACTGCTTTATATCCACTCATTGTTGCTTCTGCAATATCTGCTGCTTTCTTTATATTGAACGCCCTTCTCGCTGCCTTTTCGCTTTTACCTGCAAATAGTTGAGCAACATCAGATACTAATCTCAAACCATCAATAGACATCTGAGCAATTATAGCCGCATTCTCTTTTGCCTTTTCTCTTCTTTCAAGCGCCAATCTGTTAATCTCTGCATTTCTGATTCTTTCTTCATCAATGATTAATTCTGTTTTTGCAGTTTCAATTTCTTTTGCATTTCGCAATTCCATTGGTTTTGCAATTTCCATATTTTCATGCCTAATTCTCTGTAATTCTAATTCTCTAATTTTTTCTTGCTCAATAATCAATGCAGTTTTTTGTTCTTCTTTTAACTTTTCATTCCTCTTAACATCTTCAATAATGCGATCATATTTGACATTTAATCTTTCAATTTCGTTTTCTGTTGAATCATCTAATTGTTCCAATCTCAAATCTTCAATCATTCGATTAAATTCCAATTCTGAAATCATCTCTTTTTTGACTGCTCTCCTATGGCTTCTGTGAACCTTTCTTGTTTTTTTAACTTCTGTTCTTTCGAGTTCCTGTTGTTTTCTGAATATATCTTGATTAAGTTTAAGTTGTTCTTGCGTTGATAATAATTCAAAATAAGATTCTTTTCTTACTTGTAAATTATGTAATTCGATTTTAATATTTTCTCTTGTAAGCCTGTTGATTTCTGCTAAATTATCTCCGCCTTGCGCTTGCAAATCTTTTATTTTTTCTTCATTGACAACAACCTCATTGCTTCTTTCCATCCATCTTCGATTGTTCTCAACAGTCTCTTTCATTACGTTTAAATTATCTCTATTCGCTTTTTCAAGATCTTTAACTGCTTTTTCTTGATCTTCAATCGCATCAGTTCCAAAACCAATTGCTTCGCTTATATCATCCCAATAAGCAACAACAACTCCTAAAGTAACAATAAACGCTCCAATGCCTGTTGCAAGAAATGCTCCTTTCATTCCTTTGAATGCATTGCCTGCTGCTAATCCTAATGCTTTAAAACTTTTTGCGCCTTCTCTTAATCCTTCGATCCCTTGAGATAAAGCCATTGCAGAGTTAACCTTTAATAGAGTTGATTCTAATGCTTCTGATTCAGCGCCAAATATTCCCATTGCTCCCTGAACCGCTGAGAATCCTCCTGCTGCTCCTGATAATGCTCCGCCTAATTTTTGGCTAAATGTTGTTGCAGATGCATCAACTACTTGATCTGTTTGAATTTGAACTTTTCTGTATCTTGTAACTTTTTCCAAAAGTTCTTGGTATTCCTTTGATGTAGTATCTCCTGCCAATGCTAATTGGTAAAGTCGATCTTCTGCTTCTCCTAATGCAGTTGTTAATGGCTGAACCTCTCCGTAAACATCCTCAAATGTTGCATCAACTCCTTTCATCTCTTTATTGAGATCTCTGAAAGCGCTTTCCATTTGTTCAAGTTCTTGCTTCTGTTGCTGAAATGCTACTGATCCTTGTTCGTTAGCATCTCTCATCTCATCAAGTTCCTGCCTTGCTTTATCAATAGATTTTCCTAATGCTAGAAATTGTTCTTCTGCATCAACAACTCCATCTGCATTAATATCAAATTTAAGATTATAATCTTCTGCCATCTTTCAATTTTTTAAAATGATTGTTTCTTTTTTCTTGTTTGTATATATCCTTAATTCCTGAATAAAGTTTATACTTTCCTTTGGCTATTTCAATGTTATCTGTTTCTCCTAAATGCTCCGTTAATTTGAGCATGTTCATTATGTTTTCTATCATGGCTGAACTATTGTTATGGTTTGCGTTGTATCTAACATATTATTAAACGAATATGTAACTAATAAAGTAATGATTTGATTGGCGCTTCCTTCTGTTATAACTCTAAAGAAATCCTCTGTATTTATATTCTTATGCAATATTTCAGGAAACAAAGTATTTGTATCTTCTGTAACAAGGCGTTTTTTAGTATTAGCATTTGCAGGAACGCAAACAACTGAATTTCCATCAGCAGTAAATGTAGAAGGAGTTATTGTAACTCCTGATGCTGATGTTGAAACAACCGCTTGAATGCAATCATTTGGCAACTGAATTGGAACATTTACGCAATTTGAATCTGGCTTAGTATTTATTATTTCATTTGGAAGAACATCTCTGAAATCATGGATTAATTGGAAATTAACTTCTCCTGATGTTAAGTCGCTTTTCATTTCGTTAATAATATACCTCTTCGATCTGATAATTAGCCGATCATTTAATTTTAAAGTTGTTAATAAACTGATTGGCAGATTCGTTTTATATGTTTCTAATCTGTTTTGAAGATCATAAAGATTTAATAAATATCCTGAATAATATGTTCTATATAATCCGTTTTGAATTGGCTGCAATAAAAAAGTAGAATTATCAATATCAAAATTTAAAGAATAATTATCTGTTCCGTTCATTTGCAGATCCTGCCCAAATGGAATATAACTTGTTAATTGAGTTGTTGATGATCCATCGTTGAAATACCAATCGCTTGATGATGTTTGTTTATCCATCATATAAAATAAACAAGGCTTTGGAGTATAAGGATTTAAATCTTCTTTTAAAGCATAAGAAACCTGGATATTTGTATTCGTATATTTTTCTCCCATTATATTCTCGAAAGGCAGTTCAATTTTAAATTCTCCTCCATCATAATTAAATGATGATTCTGAATCTCCATATCCTCGAAAGAATAAAGTTTGAAATTGCTTATTTGTAATGGATTCGCTTTCCTGATATTTGAATGCTATTGTTTCAAATAATGGAAGCCTTTTAACATCAATTGCATTGACATCTGTATATTGAGTTATATCATGAATTGTTCCTTTCTCATACCATTTATCTACTGTTTCTATTTGAAAAACATCTGCATCTGTTCCATAACAAGTTAAATTAAACATCTGAAGAACTCCCCTAAAAAAATCTTGAATCTTCATTTCAGGAAGCAATGAATTTAAATTAACATTTGCTAATTCAGAAAATTCCACAGCACAAGATTTATTCGCTTCAGAATCAAAAAATTATGAAATAATATATCCATCTGGTTCAGAAAATTGGGTAGAATTTACAGGTTCATCGCTAGTTGTTTCAGGTGAAAATAATTTAATAAAAGGTAGTACTTTTATAAACTCAGCTGTTGGTAAAGGTATAGAAATGTCTGGAGTATCATCTGGTATGATAAAGTCTGTTGGTTATGGTGGTTTTGAAAGTGCATCAGCTGGAAGTGGTTCTGGTTTTATGTTGTATTCTGGTTCAGTATTATCAAGTACAACTAATGATTACACTTTAGGTGGAGTTGGATTAGAATTAGTAAGAGATAGTTCAAGTTATTTTAGATTCAGAACTTCAGGTAGTGGTTTTCCAAAAGGAGAATTAGACATTAGAACAGATTCATTTTTTCTTGGTTCCAATTCACAATTTGTTAGTGGTTCGGATGGTAATGTTGAAATAAGTTCTTCTGGTTTTCATTTAGATAGAAGTGGTAATGTTACAATAAGTGGTTCAATAATAGCTGAAGCTGGTTCAATTGGTGGATTTACAGTAAATGGAAATGACTTGACTGGAAGTAACGCTTCAATATCTACCGCCGACCCAGGTGCT